ATTGGAGCCGTTGCCGCTACCGTTGCCGCTTTAGGCGGTAGTTACACGCTTGCCGACAAGGTTGGTTGGTTTGACCGCGCAATCATTGAATGGTCGCCTGAAAACTTTAAGATTGTGGCAGAAGCTGGCAAGCCAATAAATGTTACTGTTGCGCGGATAAAAAAGCGGGACGACTGTTCTGTTGAGAGTTTTACGCCAAGCATTCGTGATGCAACTGGCATGGTGCATGAGGCAACCACTACCGCAAGCAAGTTTAGCGGCCCAGCAGGGCCAGAGATTGACACATTTACCTACGAGCTGACAATGGTAGGAAAAGAAAAAGCTACCAGTGGTAAGGCAACTTTGTTGGCAACAATCAAATATAAGTGCCCTGAAGGGGAGCGGGTTGTGCAGTACCCTCGTCATGCAAATTTAAGTTTTGAATTGAAATGATTGATCCTGTCACGGCTCTAGAAGGTTTACAAAGCGCCATTGGATTAGTCCGTAAGGCGGCTAAGGTAGCTAACGATCTAGGTGGACTAGGCGTGATGGTCGGTCGCATGTTTGACGCTAAAAGTCAGGCATCTAGGGCGATGGTGGAAGCCAAGCGGTCAGGCAACAAGTCTAACTTTGCGCTGGCAATGCAGATAGAAAATACGCTGATGCAAAGTGCAAAGCTGGAGGCTCAGCTCCAACTCCTCTACATGCAAGCTGGTCAGGTAGACACATGGAACAAGATAAAAGCACGAGCCGCTGAGATGGACAGGGATGACGCTATAGAAGCCCGTAAAGCCAAAGAAGAAGAAAAACGCCGTAAAGAAAAAAAACAAGAAGAGCTTGAATTGGCGGCAGGTCTTACAGCAGGTGCTTTTTTGTTAATGATGCTTGCGTTTGGTTTGTACCAACTTTTTGAGTTTTGTGCTGTCAACAGGTGTGGGCGGTGAATGAGTACCAAAAACAAGCAGACAAATTTTTTAAAATATTTGCTCGACTTTATGTAGCATATTTGGTGATTGGTCTTTTACCGCATTTGCCTGACGAACTGGCGGGAAAAATTGTAGATAAATTTCTTGGAATGATTGGACTGTAATGCTTTCACTATTTTCAACTCTTGGCGGTTTGCTCATATCAGGCTTGCCTAAACTACTAGATTTCTTTCAAAACAAGGCTGATCAAAAGCATGAATTAGCGCTTGCTCGTGTCCAAGTAGAGCTACAGCTTCAGATGATGGCGCAGGGCTTTGCGGCTCAAGAGCGCATGGAGGAAATCCGCACCGACCAGATTGCTATGGAAACAGACGCACAGATGACTGTAGCGGCCTATGACCACGACAAGAAGATCATGGAAGAAGCCAGCCGCTGGGTGGTGAACTTTGTGGGCACTGTGCGCCCCATGGTGACTTACATCTTCGTGCTGGAACTTTGTGCAATAAACGCTTGGATTGCCTACTATGTTTACAGCAACCCACGGCTTGTACTAAGCATGGAAGACTTAATTCGTGTTTCCGACATCATTTTCTCCACTGATGAGATGGCAATGCTTGGAGGCATCATAGGGTTTTGGTTTGGCTCAAGAAGCTGGAGCAAGAAATGAAATTGGGAGAAGCTGGCGCTAAACTGATGCACCAGTGGGAGGGGTATCGCACCCGCGTGTATCTTTGTCCAGCTCACATTCATACGATTGGGTACGGCCACGTACTCTATCAAGACCAGATCAAACTGCCCGTAGTCAGGAAGGAAGGCTACACCGGAATGATTCGCAGTGAGTACCCATTAAAACCGGAGGACAACCGTGTCTGGACTAAAGAAGAGATCGAGAAACTATTCCAAGATGATGTCAGACCTACTGAACTTGGTGTTCTTAGACTTGCTCCCGCTTTATCTGGTCGTCAAGGGGCTTTCGATGCGTGCGTCAGCTTTGCCTTCAACGCTGGAGTGGGGGCTTTTCAGCGCTCTTCTATTCGGATGAAGATCAACCGCGGCGATTGGGAAGGCGCGGCTGATGCCCTGCTTTTGTATTGCATGGCTGGTGGTAAAGTTCTTGCAGGACTAAAAAAACGCAGAGATGCTGAAAAAGCACTGTTTCTTTCTTGATTGTTGCTCCCCAAAGGGTTCAGGAGTATAATTTTTCTCAGGCGCATGCTGTATCAGCGGCTAATACTATTGGAGTATTTATGAGCTATACCATGACCTACGACAGTCTGCTCGTAGATGTGCGCCGTTATCTTGAGCGTGGTTTCACCCAAGAAAGCGACCAGATCGTCTACGACCAACTGCCTCGGTTGATCACATTGGGCGAACGCAGGATTGCGCGAGAGCTTAAGATTCAGGGGTTCATCCGAGCGGTGACTACCCCTTTATCCGTTGGCGTGGCTGTCTATTTGAAGCCTGACCGATGGCGCGATACGATCAGCATGACTGTCAATGGATCGCCCATCTTTGCTCGAGCATACGAGTATTGCCGCAGTTACTGGCCTAACGAAGCCCAGACCGCCGCCCCTCAGTTCTATGCTGACTACGACTATCAGCACTGGCTGATTACCCCAACACCTGCTACAGCACAGACTCTTGAAGTTTTGTACTACGAGCAACCTGCCCTTTTGGGCGATGACTTACAAACCAACTGGCTTACCGAATACGCCCCTGATGTGTTGCTGTATGCAACCTTGCTAGAGGCAACGCCGTTTCTTAAAAAGGACGAGCGGATTCAGACTTGGCAAGCCATGTATGACCGTGCGGCGCAGGCGCTCAATGGCGAAGACTTGAAGCGCATCATGGATCGCACAGCAACTAGGAGTGAAGCGTAATGCCTATCTATACAGATGTCTTTGGTGGAGCAAACATCTACCCAAGCGAGATCAGCTACAGCGCTATTGCGCTAACTACGGATGTGACGCTGAGTTGGCCCGAGGAAACCTCGACTAACACTAACCTAGCAACCCGCATCATTGATGTAACAGCCGCTACTGCAAGTCTGTCAATTTTCTTGCCTGACGCTCAAAAGAGTGGTGTAGGCAATACCATCCTGTTCAACAACCAAGGCGCTCAAACTTTTATAGTCAAGAACGCTGGGGGTACGCAAGTTGCGTCGATTGCCGCTGGAACGGTGTACCAGATTTATTTAACTAGCAACACCACAACAAACGGCTTGTGGGAGTCATTGCAGTTTGGTGCTACGGTATCTGAGGCTAACGCTTCTGCTTTGGCTGGCACTGGCATTGTGGCTGTTGGCACATTGTTGTCTCAGTCTGTTCCTATTACACAGTTCAACTCCAACTACATAGCAGGCGATTCAGACCGCGCCAAGATGTATTTGTGGACTGGTTCAGGCTCAGGTGTACTGACCCTTCCTAGCGCCGCCACAGTAGGCAACAACTGGTTCATGTATTTGCGCAACTCAGGTGGTGGTCAAGTTACTCTGACACCTTCTGGTGTAAACACCATTGACGGATTGGCAACAAAAGCCTACCAGCCTACTGAGTCGTCTGTAATCATTAGTGATGGCACAAACTTCTACACGCTAGGGTTTGGTCAGGCTTCTGTCTTTGTGTTTGACTACACAGTGATCAGCATTGCTGGTACTGGAACCTACACCCTGACAGGCTCAGAACTCAACCGTATTGTGTACAAGTTCACAGGCTTGCTAACTGGCAATCGCATTGTGGTTGTGCCTGCAACTGTTCAGCAGTATTGGATTGACAACTCTACGACTGGCGCTTACACACTTACTGTAAAAACCTCCGCAGGAACTGGTCTTACAGTTGCTCAAGGCTCACGAGGTATTTATTATTGCGATGGCAGTGATGTTGTTGATGCTGATACAACAACAGCAAGTTTCCCAATTACTGTTGCACAAGGTGGTACAGGAGCTACTACAGCAGGTGGTGCTCTGATTAACCTTGGCGGCACTGCGGTAGGTATTCCTATTTTTGAAGCGGCTAACCAACAAGCGGCATGGACTGCTTTGGGTGTCGCTCCTGCTGGTGTCGTTAATGGTGGGACATACTAATGCCAGAAAGCACAATAGTCCTAAAGTCTCTCGCTGGTATCAAGCGAGATGGTACTAGGTACGATGGTGATTTTTACATTGACGGACAGTGGGTCAGGTTCCAGCGCGGCTTGCCTAGAAAGATTTTTGGCTATCGCTCGATCAACAAATACCTGACTGAAATCTC